CAATCTTGGAAATACTTTTCAAATATTGAAGATGTAATTAAAAAGGACTTTACCTTTAAAAAAGATATATTAGATCCTTGTTTAGAATTTATAAAAGAGTTTGAAAATGAAGAACCAATTATGCTCCATGTTCGTAGAGGAGATCCTAATCTTACAGATCCTCGTGGATTTAAATGGTCTTACACAGAATGCTCATCACAACATCCACCACAACCAGTAGAGTATTACGAAAAAGCCTTGAAGAATTTTGGTGATGATCAACCTGTAATTGTATTCTCAGATTCAATGAGTTGGGTAAAAGAACAAGACTTTTTTAAAGGAGACCGATTTATGATGTCAGAACCAACTGATAGATATAATGATGGTTCTTTTACTCCATATATAGATTTGTGCTTGATGAGTTTGTGTTCTCATGCTATAATAGCAAATAGTTCTATGAGTTGGTGGGGTGCTTGGTTACAGTCAAACCCCAATAAAAAAGTTATTGCACCAAAGATGTGGTTTGGGCCTGCTTACGCAGATAAAAACACTAAAGATTTATACTATTCTGATTGGATTATTTTATGAAAATTTTTGTAACTGGTTGTGCTGGATTATTAGGTTCAAATTATGCTCGTCATTTAATTGCTAACGGTCATGAGGTAATTGGAATTGACAATTTATCTGGTGGATATAAGGCATTTGTTCCGAAAGGAGAAAATTTTACTTTTGTTAAACTTAATTTAGAAAGAAGGAAAAAAGTTTCTGAGTTATTTGAGGAACATAAACCTGATGTATTACTTCACTTTGCTGCATACGCAGCTGAAGGTTTATCACCGTTCATTCGTAATTTTAATTACAGGAATAATCTTATATGTTCTACTAATTTAATTAATCCTTGTATTGAATATGGTACAAAGATAATTTTCACATCTAGTATGGCAGTCTATGGTGAACAAGAACCTCCATTTACAGAAGATAAACAACCAAGACCTGAAGATCCGTATGGTATAGCAAAATATGCAGTTGAATGTGATCTTAAATTAGCAAATCAACAGTTTGGATTACGTTACAATATTATAAGACCCCATAATGTTCTTGGTATCTATCAAAATATTTGGGATAGATATCGAAATGTAATTGGTATTTTCATTCGTAGAACTTTAAACGGAGAACCATTATTGATTTATGGTGACGGGGAACAAACCCGTGCATTCTCAGATATTAAGTATTATATGGAACCATTTGATAAATTACTAGATGGTTTTGATGGGGAGACATTTAATATTGGTGCAGATAAGTATTTTACATTAAATGAGGTAGCAGAAACAGTTCAGAAAATTGGTAAGAGACATGGGTATGAGGTTAGTATAGAACACGGAGAACCAAGACATGAGGTAAAGCATGCTTATTGTGATCATACAAAGGCTAAAAATATACTAGGATTTGTGGATAATACTAATATTGAAGACTTAATAGATGAGATGTTTGTTTGGTCAATGAAGCAACCGAATAGAAAGATAAAAGATATGGATTATGAAATTACAAAAGACATGTATGATTATTGGAAAAAATGAATAAATTTATTAATAATGCACTACATGGAAAATTAGATTCTGATCGTCATTTGATATCCATTTTTGCGATAGCACTTGCTTCTCGTGGAAAAACATATGTCGAACTAGGAGTAAGAGAAGGACATACTTCTGAACCATTATATGAGGCAGCAAAATTAAATGAGGGGCACTTATGGTCTGTTGATTTAAATGATCCTTCAGAGTATAAACCAAACAATGGTCATTATACCTTTGTTAAATCTGATAGCATCAAATTCTTAGAAGAGTGGCCTAGAGAAAAGAAAATAGATGTTGCTTTTGTGGATGATTGGCACTCTTATGAACATGTCAAGAAACAGTTAGAATTACTTGACAAATTGGTAGGGCCTAGTAGTATAATACTATTACATGATTTGATGTATGGAAATACTGAACCTTTTTATCATACAGATCTTTCACATCATGAAGGTCAATGGGCATCAGGAGGCCCATATCGTGCTGTTGCAGAACTAGATCCACAGTTCTGGGAATGGTCAACACTACCTTGGAATAATGGTTTAACTATTCTAAGAAAAAAATACAGTAACAAATATCATAGGAGATAATATGTTAGCAGCAAGTATTCATGAGCATGCTGGTTTAGGAAATCAAATTTGGAGATATGTTTGCTGCAGAGTATTTGCAGAAAATCTTGGATATGATTGGGGTATTAGTCATCCTGGTTGGAGGGGGCCATTTTTAAATATTGATTGGGGTCAAGAAGTTCCTATGAATGTTGAAGAAGATTCTGATTTTAATATTAATTCTGGATTTTTATATTACAAGGAATTATCAGAACCATTTCCTGAAGTTGCAGGTGAAATTGGTAAGGCAGATCCAAAGTTTTCAAACATAGAAAATAATACTTATATTAATGGTAATTTTCAGAGGATGTCTTACATAGAAGAACATCGAGATAAAATTTGTGATTGGTTAACTTATGATGATAAGTATAAAGTTACGGATTATGCATCTGAAGATTATTGTGTGATTCAACTTAGAGGTGGAGATTATACAACTGGACATTCGATGCTTCCTCCAGAGTATTATCACACAGCGATGAAACATATGAAGGATAATAATCCTGACATTAAATTTGTTATTGTAACTGATGATCCTAATACTGCAAGAAGATTCATTCCAAACGTTCCAATTATAGGATCTGCTATCTCTGAAGAAAAAGATCAATATCAAAAAAATATATCTTGGTATAAGTATCCTGGTGGCCCAGTTTCGATTGATTATAGTATACTTAACACAGCAAAATATGCTATAATATCAGCATCCACTTTTGCCTTCTGGCCAATATGGACTAATAAACAATTAGAAAATGTGATAGCACCTATGTACTGGTTTGATTGGTCAAGATCAAATGGATGGTGGAGACCTTATGATGGTATCGTAAATGATGAAAGGTGGTTGTGGTTACATAGAGATGGTAATCTTTATTCTACTGAAACTTGTATAACTGGGAGGGACAATCATGAGTAGTGAATTATACGGATGGGTAGGTGCAAAAGATGATATCTTGAGTGCTTATGCAACAGCATGTTTAGAGGCTTCTAAAGATTCAAATAAATTTGATCATTTTAAAAAGAATGAATCATATCGACCCATACTTGAGGGTGGGCCAAAACTTCTTTTTGATACTTATCTTAACCATATCCGAGAACATAATAATTTGGATGTGTTCATGAATAATTTGGAAAAATTCAGAATAAATGATGAACTTGGTGATCCAGATTTATACAGTGATTCTCAAATTGGTCAGTTCTCACCTACAACTTTAAAGTTTGCTTTTAACACTATTGATATTTTAGAGTTTATTAAAGATCATAGTGATATAAATTCAATTAAAAATATCGTGGAGATTGGTGGAGGTTATGGTGGACTTTGTTTAATACTATCAGGTTTCATTGAATTCGACACGTATACTCTTATAGACCTTCCAGAAGTTTGTAAGTTAGTTAAAACATATACATCTAAGTTTCCTCAACTTAAAGGTAAAGTAAAAACAGTATCTTGTAAAAGTTTTTCTACAAAAAGTTTTGGAGAATTAGATCTCGCAATTGCAATCAATTCTGTTAATGAATGCACTAGAGATACTCAATTAAAATACTTTTCGAAAGTAATCGAAAAATCAAAATTATCATATATTGTTAGAAATCCAGATACACAGGAAAGAGTTAATGATCATAAAATCACAATAAATTCTCTTGGAGATAACTTTTTAGTAGATGATAGTGGAAGATTAGAGCAATCTTATAGCAGTCAAATTATAGTTTACATAAAAAAGGAGAACTAATGAGAGTAGTAGATACCTTTCCATTTTTTAATGAACTTGATCTTTTAGAGATAAGATTAAATCTTTTAGATCCTTATGTTGATTGTTTTATTTTAAGTGAGGCAACTAAAACATTTTCTGGATTAGATAAACCTCTTTACTATAATGAAAATAAGGATAGATTTAAAAAATTTAGTGATAAAATAATTCATAATATTGTAAACGATAATACTGCACCAGAACTTCATCCTTATGAAAGAGATATATTTCAAAAAAATAGCATAAAAGAAGTTGTTTTAAAAAATGTTTCGGAGGATGATGCTATTATATGGAGTGATATAGATGAAGTGCCTAACCCAGAAGCAATAGAAGAACTAGAAACTTTTTTTCAACCTAATATAATTTTTCATTTTGCACAAGATAACTGTATTGGATATTTAAATTTAGTTGAAACTACAGGCCAAATTAGATCTATGACACCAGATTGGGATTATGAAAGTTATCCGAAATGGTTAGGTAGTAAATTGTTTAGCAAATCAATTCTTGAAAAGTATACGATGTCTGAACTACGTAGTAAACAAGAACAAGAAGCTAACTCTAGAATTTCACCTGGTGGATGGCACTGGAGTTATGTTGGCAGTGAGGGTTTATCTGTCGAAGATCGTATTGTCAAGAAACTTGAATGTGCTGCACATCTAGAATTAAATACAGACCAAGTTCGTAGTCAGGTCTCTGCTGTAAAGGAAAATAAAGATCCTCTTGGTAGATATTATGCTAATTATATAATAGTTCCAATTGATGATAATTATCCAGAATATATTACAACTAACAAAGAAAAATTTTCATATATTATTAAATGATTAATCTACCAGAAGTCACATTATTTTCGATTGATACAACCTCTGATATAGAAGGAACTATCAAAGCTGTTCATACAAGTATGAGTGGTATAAATTATGGTGCAATTAAGTTAGTAACAACAAAAGAAAATATTGAAAAATATCGTGATCAACTTGAACCTGATGGTATAACTCTTGAGGAACCAGTGATGGAGGTAAAAAATTACAATAATTATAATTACTTTGTCATTCATAAACTACATGAACACATTGATACTTCACATTGTTTACTAGTGCAACCAGATGGTTTTGTTTTATTCCCAGATAAATGGGAAAAGTCTTGGTTAGATTATGATTATATTGGAGCACCTTGGCCTATTGTCAAAGACTCATATATTGATCCATTTGGAAATCACCATCAAGTTGGTAATGGTGGATTCTCTTTGAGAAGTAAAAAACTTTTAGAAGTTCCTACTAATGTAGATGTTCCTTGGGAAACTAATAATAGTGATTTTTATAGGATGCCACCAGGTGTAGTAAACTATCATGAGGATGGAAATATATGTGTTCACAATAGGCATATATATGAAAAAGAAGGTTGTAAATTTGCTCCTATTGATGTTGCAGTAAGATTTTCACAAGAAAATAGAATTCCAGAATGTGAGGGTATAACTCCTTTTGGATTTCATTATCGTTTACCACCAGGAGTTACATTAGAATCATGATTGGAATTGTTGGTAATGGATTTGTTGGTAATGCAGTTCATCAAAATTTTAAAGATAAAGTTCCATGTAAAGTTTATGATGTAGATAAAACTAGATCTTTAAATACACTTGGTGATGTTGTGGATCAAGATTTTATATTTGTTTGTTTACCAACTCCGATGAAAAGTAGTGGTGAATGTGACTTATCCATATTAGATAAATTTTTTGAAGATCTACCAGAACATATAGTAGGAACATTTGTTTTGAAATCTACAGTACCAATTGGAACCACAGAAAAATATTACGAGAAACATAATATAATTCACAACCCAGAATTTTTGACAGCAAGAAATGCTATTCAAGATTTTGCTAATAACGAAAGAAATATTGTTGGTGGTGATATGGATCTTTGTGTTGATTTTGTTCATATGTTTGAAAAATATTTCCCACATATTCCAAGTATTATTACAACTTCAAAAGAGAGTGAAGCAATCAAATATTTTTCTAATGTCTTTCTTGCATATAAGGTTGCATATTTTAATAAGATATACGATTTATGCAAAGCAGTTGGAATGGATTATGATACAATTCGTGAGGGATTAGTTGCTGATAGTCGTATAGGTAATTCTCATACTCAAGTACCAGGTATAGATAACGATAGGGGTTTTGGTGGTACTTGTTTTCCTAAAGATTTAAACTCGTTAATTGTTCAAATGGAATCACATAATTTGAATGCTGATATGTTTAAAGAGATATGGAAATATAATCAACAAATTAGAAATGTAATTGATTGGCCTGTAGTATGATTGGATTTGACAGACTAGGAAAGAATGGAAGATTTGGAAATCAAATGTTTCAGTATGCTGCCCTTAAAGGTATAGCAAAAAATAATAATTATAATTTTTGTGTTCCATCTGGGCCAAAAACAGAAGAAGATTTTTATGATGAAGAAAATCAACATAAACTTTTCATAGCATTTGAAATATCAGATGTAAAAGAAACTGATAATTTTTCTGCTCCATATGTGCAAGAGAGTAGTTTTAATTTTGATAAAGAATTATTTGAAAACTGTAAAGATAATGTAAATCTTTATGGTTTTTTTCAAACAGAAAAATATTTTAAGCATATCGAAGATGAGATAAGAAAAGATTTTACTTTCAAAAAAAATTGGTTAGAACCATGTAAAGAATGTTTCAGAGATGATGAATATATTGGACTTCATATACGCAGAACTGATTACGTTCAAAAACAAAGTTATCACCCATTATGTACTTTAGAATACTATGAGAGAGCATTAAAAGAACTTCCAGATATTCCAGTAATGATTGTATCTGATGATCCAGAGTGGTGTAAAAGTCAAAAACTATTTGAATCAGATAGATTTTTAGTTTCTGATACTGGCAGTAATATAGTTGATATGTGTATCTTATCTTTATGTAAATATCATGTTATTGCAAACTCATCATTCTCTTGGTGGGGTGCATGGTTAGCAAATTCAAATAAAGTGATTGCTCCCAAAACTTGGTATGGATCTGTAGCAAATCTAGATGATAGTGATCTTGTTCCTTTAAATTGGGAGAGAATATAATGCCAAGATTTAGTATAGTTATTCCAACACATGATCGAGGAGAAAATGGCCCTAAGTGGATGAAAGAATTACTTGATTCATTAAAGATGCAAACTTTTCAGGACTTCGATATAGTTGTTTCAGATCAAAGTAAAAATGATAAAATTTTAGATACGTGTAAAGAGTATTCTGAGGATTTTGAATTTACCTATATTCGATATGAAGGAGAAGTTCCTTGTGAAAATATTAATATAGGACTTAGAGAATGTACAGGTGAAATTATAAAGATAATGTTTTCGGATGATATAATTGTAGATAATAATGCATTACAAATAATCAATGATGTGTATGTATCTACAAATTGTAAATGGGCTTTTAGTGGTTTTTGTGGAACTAGAGATGGAAAAAATACATATGAACATCGTGTTCCTTGTTGGACAGAGCATACTCTTGAGGGACGTAATTTACTAAGTAGTCCATCAGTAGTTTCTTTTCTAAATGAATGTAAAGTTGACTTTGATGAAAATTTAAAATTATTGCTAGACGTAGATTTTTATCATAGAATAAGAATGAATAATGGTCTTCCACACATAATACCAGAAGTATTAGTTGCAAATCGAGATCATGATGATAGAATAAGTAGTAATGCCACTTCCAAATATGATTGTATTGTGGAACACCCAGAGGGTGGATGGTTAATGAATAGTAAAGAACTGAAATACGTTAAAGAAAAGTATTCTAGTTTTTTCCCACATAGAAAATATCCTGATGAAAATTGATTTATCTCAAGCCACTTTTATCATTCCTATTCGAATTGAGTCTTCAGATAGACTTCGAAATGTGATAACAATAGTTGCATTTTTAGTAGAAAATTTTGATACTAATATAATAGTTAAAGAAGTCGATTCTACATCTGTATTTCAAGAACAAGCAATGCCAATATTGGATGAGATTGTGGAAAATGGTATATGGAAAAACTTTAATTTTATTTTTGAAAAGAGTGACGCACCTTTGTTTCATAGACAAAGAGTTTTAAATGAAATGATAATAGAAGCAGATACAGATATAGTTGTCAATTATGATTGTGATGCGATACTTTCAAAGGAATCATACAAAACTGCACATGATAGTATTCGTGATGGTAAATTTGATATCGTATATCCTTATGGTCAAGGAATGTATCAGAAACAAGTAGCAGCCACCGATGAAGTTGTTTCTAATTTTTTAGATAAAACTGATTACTCACATTTAGATTCTGTTTCTAAAACTCATACATCAGATTTTGGTTGGGCACAATTTTTCAAGAGGCAAGTTTATATTGACGGTGGTATGGAAAATGAAAACTTTAGAGCATATGCACCAGAAGATAAGGAGAGGTTTTACAGATTTAAAACTTTAGGTTATAATATAGGAAGAATTAATAATTATGTTTATCACTTGGAGCATGCAAGAGGAGAAAACTCATGGTTCTCAAATCCGCACATGCAATCTAATATGTCAGAGTGGGAAAAGATTGAAAAGATGAATAAAGAAAACCTTTTGGAATATTACTCACAACAAGATTATTTAAGGAAGTACAACAAATGAAAGTATTAGTTACTGGACATCATGGTTTTATAGGAAGTCATGTTTACGAACATCTCGTATCACATGGACATGAGGTTGATGGATATGATCGACCTTTTGATTTGGGTGATTTTAAAACAAATAAAAAGTATGATATAGTTATTCATCTTGCAGCAAATGCTGCGATACGTGAAGCAGTTAAAAATCCTGATATTTTCTGGGAAAATAATGTTATAAAATCACAACCAATATTTGATTACTGTAGAGAGAATAATGTTAGATGTTTATATGCTAGTTCTGCAGCTGTTTATGAATGGTGGATAAATGCATATGCAATATCTAAGAAAGTAAATGAGATCCAAGCACCACCAAATAGTGTAGGTATGAGATTCTTTAATGTATGGGCAGAAAAAGTTAGTCGCAGTGATATGATATATCGTATGTTGGAAGAAAAAACTGCAACCTATCTTACAAGACATAAGAGAGATTGGATTCATGTTAACGATATTGTATCTGCTATTGCAACTTTAATTCCTAGCAGTTATAATGGAGTATTAGATGTTGGTACAGGAAATCCTGTATCAGTTATCGACCTTGCAACTAAAATGGAAATGGGACATTTACCTATCAAAGAAAATACACCAGGTGAAAGAGAGACTACCTGTGCCGATATTTCACAGTTAATGGAACTTGGATGGACTCCAACAATTAGTATTCTAGATTAGTATGGATAAAAACAAAGCAGCATTTAAATTAAAAGGTGTGCCACCAGTTTATTGTATAAACTTAGATGGTGAACCAGAGAGATGGTTTTACATGGAAACTCAATTTAAGTATTGGGAAATAGAAAACTATACACGCATCTCTGCATACGATGGTCGTGAAGATGATTTGAGTGACATTATAAAAGGAAAGTATCCAGATAACATGAACTCTGGTGAGGTTGGATGTGTGACTTCTCATCTGAAAGCCATGAAAGAGTTCCTTAAAACAGATAAACCTTATGCCTTTATTATCGAAGATGATTGTGATTTTGATCCAGTGAGATATTGGTCTTTCACTTGGAGGGATGTCATGTCTAAGTTACCATACGACTTTGATGTATTTCAAACTGCAATTATAAATCCTGGTGCTTTGTTTATTAGAATGCATAAGAGATTTGTAAATGATTTCTCAACAGCTTCATATGTTATTACAAGACATCACGCAGAGAAACTTGTGAGATTACATTGTCGTGGTGATAAGTATAAACTCGATCAAGGATCAAAACCAAGAGCAGTGGCAGATGATTTGATATACAACTCTGGAAACACCTATGCGATGCCATTACTTCTATACAAGATAGAGATGGGTTCATCAATACATGGCGATCATGTTGAAGTATTTCATCGTAGTAGTCATGATGGATTGACAAATTTTTGGAAGAATGATTCAAACAGAGTTGAGAACTGGGATGAATTATTTGACTATGATCCTTTTATGGGGAGATTGCCACCAGAAGGAAAATAGTTTGATTTCGTAACACTTGACACATTCTTAACCTTATGTTAAACTAAATATTATTACAGAAACAAAGGCCCGAAAGATCGTACCCTGTGTTGAATGTAAGGAATCCCATGTCGGGGAATCTATCATCCGCAGGTTTTTT